AAGTATGTCATCACTAAATTCAAAATAATCCTCGTCTTCCATCCATTTCATTACACCATCATTTGATTCACCATCAAATGTAATAGTTATATCTGTACCTGCTGTACCTACTCCAAAAGTAAGTGCATTACTAAGTAGTTTAGTAACTGCTCCACCTTCACCTGCTGTACCATCGTGTGAATGTCCTGTACTTGCAGCGAAGGCAGCTAATAACTGATTGAACTCATTATTGGTATGAGCTGCAGTTATTACGTCTCCATCTGTATACGAGGACTGTCTTGTATATGTATCACCCATTAACGTCTAGCTCCTAACTGATATTCTAACTGAAAACCTTTAAGTGAATAAGGTGCAGTTTCACCACCATCACTTACTCTTAATGCAACAGCAAATCCTGAACCTTCTACTGCCTGCCTAACTAGTGGCTGTGATGCACCACCATATGTAGGTACTCCATAAACTGATGTACCATATATAGCAACAACATCTTCTGAATCTAGTGGATATGCCGCAGGTCTTGGCGAATCCTTGTCTTCATAATCATATCTAACAAACAAGTCAGCATCTATTGCTGCTTCAGGTTCATAGTTTACTATAACCCTTTGCATATGCTTTCTTATTCCCGGGTCATTAAATGTTAAGTCAGGACTTCTATAACGACCTAGTATTGTTGTACCATCAAAGGTATTACCTGATTCTTGTCTATATATGTACCCTGTTGAGTAAGCACCATGTAAAACTATTACATTACCTTCTGATACAAAACTATCTGTACAAGCAGGTCTTATGCCTTGTATTTCAGAGAACTCAAACTTAGTTCCTTTTAGTACACATATAACACCTTTAGTTTGATTCTCACCAACACTTGATTTAGTAAAGAATATTCTGTATTGTGTCTTATCTGTTATGACTACTGAGTCAAACTCTGATGCACTAGCTATGTTATCATTAAAGATAGACTGCACATTAGAGCTTATAGTACCCAATTCCACGTCACCAATTCTTGCTGTACCTGCAATGGTTCTTAAACCATCAGGACCTAAGAATATTAAGTCACCTGCAAATTCTTGGATTGTATCACCGTTGATACATCCTATATCTCTTGTTACGTCTGATACTGCAAAGTTAGAACTTGAACTACCTGTTAGTTTAAATATTCTAGTTTCACAAAATATAAATAAGTCATCACGAAAAACTTTAAGTCCTGTTATCTCATCATCAACTTTAAAGCTACCTGCACCTTGACCTGTATTAAATGAATCCTCATCAAAAGGAACACTAAATATTACTTCTTGTTTAGTGGTTGATTTACCTGCATAGAACATATGATTTCTATGAGATACTACAAACTTAGACCCTGCTACAGAACTGTCACTTACATCTGTTGCAGCTAAACTAGAGTTAAATACTGTAGGTGCGTTTGTACCATCTACTACTATTATCTTATCTGTGCCATCAAAGTTAAACCGTTCAAAGTTATACTTTAATGCACCTGTTCTGCCACTGTCTCTACTAGTCCATGATGAACCACCCGGAGTAGCACTAAATATACTTGTTCCTCTAGCTGCTAATACTACGTCACCAAAGGTTGCTACCATAAGTACCTTTTCAGCAGAACTAGATGTAAAAGGTACGACTGCTGATACATACTTAGAGAAGCCATTTATTCTTCTATAACCACCCTCAACAGCAGGTTCAAAGTTTCTCAACTCTAATGCTTCACCCGGTTGCATCATAAAGGTAGACTTGTTTAAGACTAAGCCACCTTCACAATTAAAGGCTGAAGGCGTTACTTGAGATTCATCTGCCATTATACAGACCTAATATCTACACCACCAGAATTATAAACTCCAGTTCTAGGTATGAATGTTGAACGTAAATAAGAAAACTTGTTGACAAGCAACGTCTGCATATTCTTAATGCCTTGTTCAAATCTCTGCATATTAAGCTGATACTGCTGTGTCTCACCTCTATACTGATATACAAATGCTGTAGCACCATCTACAATTACAGGTGCAAATCTATCAGGTATAGTTGTAGTATCTCCATGTGCTGATAAATCACTTGGGAATGTGTAGTAATCAAACTTTATTGCGTATGACTTATTAGGATATGGATACAAAAGATAATTATTATCAGGTGTTCTCACTACATATTC